GTTCTTCAATACCTAAGAAAGTCATAGAACTCTCGGTGTCAATGTCCAACATTGCATTATCAAATTTACAATTCTCAAATACAACTCCGTCATCACCGACCCTTGATTTTGTGATTGCGATTGTCGCTAATTTCATTTCTTTTTGTTGTAGTGTTTTCGCTACCGTAATGATAACGTGACCAACTTGTGCCTTCTTAATGGATCCACCCATTTGATCAGTTGTTACAACCTCAGAAGAAATAGAGTTTCTATTACCTTGAGTTGCGGTCCATCCAACTAAATCCATTTCGTGACACATTGCCTCAAATGCTCTCATTACAGACCCCTCACTCTTCCATTCATCTCCTAAGTTCTTATCAGGAACCACACAGTCAATGTAATCAAGTAATACCATATCAATCTTATTACCATCCGCAACCATCTTTCTGATTTGATTCTTAATCTGAGACATAGTTACCGTATCAGATGGTAACTTATTCATAATTAACTTGTTAGGCATTGAATCCTCAATTTCCCTAACTTTTTGAATAACCTCTTCTCTTTTTTCTGACAATTCGTCAGGATGAATCTTAGTCCAAAGTGTGTAATGTTTTCTTTGAATTACTTTAGGATTATCCTCAAAAAAGATCTGAAGTACGTTATTACCTAAGTTAAATGCGTGATTCGCAATCTTAGTTAAAATGGTTGATTTACCCACACCTGTTGGTGCCAAAATAACTCCAATCTCACCTTTAGCCAAACCACCTTTCAATAGTTTATCAATACCAGGTATTCCCATTGGAATAGGGTGTCTGTAATCATCGTCAAGGACTTGATCCATGTTAGAGAATACATCCATCGCACTTGTATCTTTTGCTCCGACTTGTAATGCTCCTCTAACCATCTCTTCAAGAGCATCATAGTTCTCAAATTCACCTCCATCAATGATTTTTTGAGCCTTACCCATAACCTTTTGTAGTTCTTGTTGTTTACAGAACTTTAACGCTTTTTCCTGTACGAAACCTACGCCATCAACAGGTGCGTCTTTAATTTTCTTAATTGTATCCAACACTATTTTGGATGCAATCTCTTGTTGTAGTTCAGATTTAGTGATCTGTTCTAATGTCTCAAATGATGGTGTGTGATCGTATTTTGTATAATACTCTCTTATCATTTGAATTATTATTTTGAAGTATTTGTTTTCAAAATAATTGTTCTCAATCACATCAATAATTGAATGTGAAAATTCTTTATCTAATATAATTTGATTAAGTAATTGTAATTGGAATGTGTTTCCTAGATACTCAAAATTTTTGTTTGTCGCCATAATTTTCCTTCTGTTAGTAAAGATAAATACTATTAGTTTTGGATAAATTCGGGACGGAAATAATTAAAATTTTTACCTGAAAAAATGTCAGTCAGGCCGTTTAGGATACCTTTTAACTTCGGACGTAGGTCTACGGTGTATCTTACCTTTGGTGGGTACACCTTAGCATCAAACCTTCTATGACAAATTGTCATGTCCCCAAGCTTAATAAAAATGTTAAAATTCTCTTCCCCGTCAGTAATTGACGTGTTTAAAATCTCTGGATTCTCAGAAATTTCGTATTTGTTGTCTAACATATAGACTACTGAACGCATTTTCAAATCATATTGAAATTCACGACATAGACTATTCATATGGTCGTAAAACTCTTCAGATTTATGGGCGTTTTTGTTGAATCCCTTAACATTAAAAAAACGTTGTACTACAATGTTATCGTTACACATTAATAGAAATTCAACTTTCGTTACATCTTGATCTCTCATCTTGTTTTTGTTTTTACTTTTTGTTTCTAAACTTTGTTTTTTCTTTTCTTGATAATTTTAAGAATGGTTTTAAAAAATTGACCCAAGCTTCGTCCCCTTTTGGTAGATACTTGAAAAACCCGTCGTCCATCATCATCCTAATTAGATTCCTATGTCCTCTACCATCAGGGTCCATTGACTCTGAGTAGTATAATCTAACCGTCTCTTTACCTTCTTCGTTAATCAAAGGTTCTGATAGATCTACGAGTTTTTTATTGATCACAAAAAATTCATCACCGAAAATACCTTCTTTGGTCTTTCCACTGAGTAAATTTTTTAAAACAACATTCTCTTTTTGTTCTTTTAGTAATTCCTCACCCTTTGTTAAAATATCGGTAAAAGAAACCTCTGAATCAAGTATTTCAGGAAATAATTTTACAAATGTCTTCTCCCCTAAATAATAGATACCATCAATGTTATCCCCACCATCACCGGCTAATATCTTATAAGTTTTAATATTATAGTGTGGGATTTCAATATTATCTATCTTAATCTTATCACCTAACTTATAGTATTGTTTTGTGTTTGGGGAATAAATTGTTACTTTATCAGATATTAATTGTGTAAGGTCTCTGTCACCTGAAAATATCGTTTTCTCTTCATCTAATGATATTTGACAATAGTAGGCAATAAGATCATCAGCTTCCGCCTGATCTAGCTCTAATTGTCTTACAAACATCTCCTCAAGGTATTGTTTAACCCTTTGTTTTTGAGTTGAGAAAGATTCTTCCTTTTGTTCGGTTGCCGAAGGTTTACGATTTAGTTTATATTTTGGGTATAATAATCTTCGTTCAGATGAACTAGTTTTACTATCCCAAAATACAACTACTTTATTATAGTTAGAATCCTCTAAAAAACGACGTAGGGTATTTAGAAAGTGCCAAATACCACCTACGTGTTCTCCTTTATTGTAGAAGTCCTTAACTCCGTGAAATCCGATTTTTAATAAGTTGTTACCGTCAACTAAAAGTGTTTTGGTCATTATATTTTTTACCAAAGGTTCTTACTCTGCTTCTTCTCTTTCCGCTCTTAAATCAAACTCACCATCAACTCCAATCACATCTTTCCAATACTCAGCATATTCTTTTTTGTATTGTTCAATAGATGCCTTCTCTTCAGTTGTGTCTTTACCTGGTAAAAATCCATGTGGAGTTACGATAATCTTACCATCTTCAAACCCAAGTCCATTAATGTGATTTTTCATAACGGATACTTTTGTTCTTGATGCGAACTTAACCGTTCTCTTATCTTTGGTTGCAGTGATCTTAGTTGTTCCCGCTCCCTTTTGGTTTCCAAATAAGAATACCAATGAAGAGTTTAACCAAATTGCCTCACCACCTTTTGCTTTAATCTTAGGTTGTCCGAATGGATTGTCAGGTAACTCAACCCAAGGTTGATTAACAATGATTAACGTATTTTCAAATTTTGAATCTGATTTACGAGATCCTGAAATACGTTGATTTATTCCCATTCCAATTTTATCCGCCAATACGGATGCGTTGTGTTGTTTACCACCTTTACCTTCATAAGTCATCTTACAAGGAACAGAACCAACTGAATCCCACATGATACATAATGAATAATCTAATTCACCTTTTTCTTGTGCATCTAATAAACTATTAATATAGTCAGTTATTTGTTCAATGTAGTCAAAGTTATTGTTAAAGATATAAAAACCATCCCATTCCAATTCTCCTGTTTCCGTATCAACTACCTCATCACATTCAAACCCCATTAGTTTTGCGTGATCAAAAGACCATTTTTGTTCTGTGATAATAAACACAGGTAAAATACCTTTTTTCTGAGCATCAACCGCAGTCTTTACCAATGCAGTTGTTTTTCCCGTATCTGAGTGACCCAAGAACATATTAATGTGTCCCATTGCAGGACCAGGTAGACCAACGGCATCTAAGAATGGTTCACCTAAATCAAAAAATCTCTGTGGTTTGTACTTTGCTGAAGTTGAGAATTTCTTCTTTACTGAACTAAAGTCATTCTTTTTAAGTGCCATATTATTGTGTTATTGTTGAATTATACTTACGAATTTTTTCCAATGACTCAAGTTTATCTTGAGCATTTGCGAATTTTTCTACTAATTTATCCATCTCTTCAAGATGTTGTGGGTGTTCACCAATACCAACAGGTGTAGTTAAATAAATTAACAATGTTGCTTCGGATTCCGCAATTTCACTGCGATATTTTAAGGACAATGCCTCATACATTTTTTCTGCAATTTTACTCATTTGTTTTGATTTTAAAAAACATAGACACTCAGTCATACCAAGTGCCTATGTTAAAGTTTAATTAGAATGGTAAATCTTCGTCCACCTCATCGTTAGATTGAGGATCAGATTTTTTACTTTCAGACTTTACACTTCCACCCATAGAAATCTCTTCTTCTTGGTTATTTGAGTAAATGTATTTTCCTGCGTCAGTGTCCCAACGTGGAGTTTCACCTCTTGCAATCGCTTCAAGATATTCAACAGGTTTTTTAGAATACACGTCCTCCCAAGTCAACTCATCGTTGATCCAAGTAGATGCCTGTTCAGCGTCTTCATGTGTAGGTGTTGGATCGTCATACATAACAGTTTGAATAACCGTATATGTTGCACCTTTTGGTGTCTTTGCCTTTGTAAGTTCAAGGATCAAGTCACGACCTTTATCAGAGTCAGTCACATCACCTTTTGCCTTCCAAATTGGAATAACTTTATCAAGGATTCCTTCTTGTTTATAATTGTGTTTGAATCTCCAAAACTTAACTCCGTCTTCTTCATGGTCACGGTCAATTACTTTTACGATATAAAACTTACGAGCTTTATATTGTGTCGCCAATTGTTTGTCAGATTCACGACCTGTTGACATTAACTCATCGTATACCTCATTTAAAGGTGAACGTTCGTTGTCATTTTTTCCTGGATCATAGAACTTCTGCCATTTACCATCAACATTGATTTCGTGGAACCAAACTTCCTTAAAAGGAGATGATCCATCAGTGGTTGGTAAAATACGGATTTTTCTTTGTCCTTGTTTTTCGCTATCTTTAAGAATTGCTGCGAAATACTTTTTCATTCTTTCTTCTTGTGTGAATTTTGAAGTGGAAGAAGAACCACTTTGTTTTGAACTCTCATACTGAGCCAAAACCGCATCTAAAACATTGTTTGTCGCCATTGTATATATATTTATTAAAGGTTTACGTAGAAAATATAGTTATAAAAAGTAGTGTAGTCAATAAGGTTTTTAAAAAAAGTAGAGAGGGACAAAGATGTCCCCCTCATAGTATTACATCATATTTGTGTTCTCGTCGTCGTAGTTGTTAAATGATGTTTCAATATCATTTGTAGAGTAATTAGTAGCATCATCAGTTGTTAAAACATATTCATTTTTACCTGATTTTTCCATATCAGGTTCTTTATCTTCAAAGAAATCAGATAGTTTTTGATTAAATGGCCCTGAGTCCAAACTTCTCAATTCTAATTTTTCTTGTGGGGTTTTTGGTCTAAATTTATCAAACTTAGCCTCTAAGTTGTTAATAGTAGTAACTAAATTATCCATCTCACCTAATTTTTCCTCAAGAGTTTTTAATTGACTAAACAAGTTATCAAAATATTCTTCTTGTTTTTGTTCCATGTTTTTTTGACTTGCAACCAAATCAGTAACATCTAATTCCTCTTTGTTTCCTTCTTCCTCACCTTCATCACCAAGTTCTTCAACCTCAGGATCGTTTGAGATATCAATAGGTGCTGCTGGTGGAATCGGTGCAACTGCATTAGGGTCTGCGGGTGCCGCAGCAGGATCAACAGGTGCCGCAGCAGGGTCAACAGGTGGTGCCGCAGCGGGGTCAACAGGTGGCGCAATTGTAGGGTCCAAAGCTGGATCACCTTGTTCCATTATGTATTTGTTAATAGAATTAAATCTACTTATTTCATTTAAAATTTTTTGATCTATAGCCATGGTTATCCGTTTAATAATTGTTTAATTCCTGATTTAGTCTCAACTTGGATTTTTTTGAATGTGTTCATAGTGTTATCAACTCTTTCAATTAATCCGTCTTTTATTCTTAGTGTATAACAATCTCCAGTATCTAAGTCACAAACTTCTTTGTAACCATTACCTTTATCTTTTTCTGACACTCTTGTGTTTTTACCCAAGTAGTTGTCTAATATTAATTTTGTGTTCATAATAGTTTTATTTATAAATATCTGGTTATTCAATAAAATTAATTTAATGAGTTATATATATCTACCGACTGTTTTACTTTATTTTTTAATGTATTTTTATCTTGTTCTGTCATTTCAGTATAAACATTATCAGGTTGGGTGTTAGGATACTTAGTAACATATAATTGGACAATCTCTTCATCGCTAGCCGTTTTTATTAAAGATAGTTTATCTTTAAATTTAGCAATAGCAAAATCCACAAATTTTTCTGCAGATATAAATGACACCACAGGTATATTCAAATTAGTACCTCTTGATACACAATAGAATTTTTTATTAGCAGTAGTTGATAGTATTGCCCCATAAGTTTCAGTTAAATTTATTGTACTATAATTATTCTCATACGCTTTTAAACCACTTGATGATGCCGAATCTAAATATATAAACGAGAATAAAAATCCCGATAATTTTAAGAAAGTATCACTTATGGTTGTTACGCCATTACTTGTAGTTTCTTTTGGTATACCACTAGCAACAATCCTATCCTCAAGTAATTTTTTAAAATCTTTATATGAAAGTTGTGTTATTGCCGGATTATCTAAAGGTGTATATCCAACATAACCACTATTAATTTTATCTGAACAATCTTGATTCTTAGTTATTGTATCAGTACCAGTTACATTTGAAATTACATTGTTTTTTTGGAATATCACATTATCACTTGATAATTTTGTCTTTTCTTCATTTGATTTAATTTGTTCTTGTAATTTAGAAATAATATTTAAACTTAATGATTGAATAAAATTATCAATTTTAGGTAAACTATAAAAAGGTTGTCTTGTACCTTTAAATGTTGTACTGAAATCTCCGTCACTAATTTGATGTGTTACAGATGTAATCATATATGGTCCTGAGAACATAGGTATGTTTCTCACATTAAAATACATCATTGGTTGTATTAAAGCATTACCTAACATATCAACAGAACATTCGTAACTTCTATTTCTATAAAGGTTATATAACGATACGTTTTGAGAACCTGTACTTCTATTTCTACTTTGGTTAGCCATTTGATTTAACATTTCCAAAGATTCCGCAGTAGGTTTACCAACATCTTGACCAACACTAAAGTTTTTAAATATTTGCTGATTTTGATTACTAATATCAATATTAAAACCAACCACTTTATTTGATTTATCCCAATTCTTTTTATTTGATTGGTTTTCAACTAATGGATTGTCACTTGCTCTCCTAAGATCAAAAGCGTCATCTCTAAATCTATAATCAACATTATCTTTCATGTCCACATACTGACTAGGTTTGTTTGCGTAGTAACATAAGAACTTAGGTGATGTGTTTCTGTAATCCACATTTAAGAACGTTCCCCAAAATGAATTTGCGAACTCAGTTGACCCTTCACTTCTTGGTACAGGATTCTTTTCGGCATCTTGTGCGTTATAAAAATTAGCGTAAGCGGGTAATGGGAAGTAAGTAAAATTATTTTCCGTAAGTATTGTTGAGATAATGTCTAACATATTATTCTTTGTTAGAGATCCCTCAATTAAATCCTTAACCTTAAAGATATCTACATATACTTTTTGACCAACATCTCTACTTGCTCTATCAAATAATAGAACATCTTCAAATAATGTTTTTGATTTAAAGTCTCCGCCTGCAACCCATGTGTCATTGAATGCTTTAAATGTTTCCCATATTTCAACTCGTGTTTGTTCTCCCTCAAGTTGAGCTCTATTACCTTTATCTCCTTCAATTGTAATACTTGGTAATCCGGCTCTCACACCTGTCATTAAATTAGAAATAACATTTTTAAGATAAGTTTCAGATTTATCAAGGTATTGATCCATAAGACCATAAAACTTAACACCATCAACACTATTACCTAAATTTTGAACAATAGGAAGGGTAGTTGTGGTTGTTGTAACTTGTGAAGGTGTTATATTAACAGTACTAATAATAAATTGATTATCATTAGGAGTTGTTGCTAAAGCATCATATTGAATTATAATAATTTGATCAACTATTGTACTATTTAAAGGATATTGAAACGCATTTTGTGTCGGCCCAGTATAAATAATTGTTCCTGTTGCGTCTTTATAAACACCATATTTTTGTGTCCCAAATTTATATACCGAAATTGTTTTAGTATCTTTAAGTGTTACAACCGTTAATAAATCACCAGGTGTTTGAGGACTTGGTGCAGGTGTCGGAACAGGGTTTGGAATAACAACATTATTTGTTGGGATTTCAAAATTATTAAGTTTTTGTGTTGCATATAACATAATCAACGGAGCAAAATCTTTAACATTTTTCTCAGTAAACTGAACATTCAAATCAATAAAGAAGTCAGTAATATATGATCCATTGTCTGAATACACTAATTCTGGTATTTCAGAAAACCCTACATATTTCTCTAACGCTTTCCATGTTTCAGGGTTTTCACTTTTTGATTGGGCCAATGTAATTGTCCCACCATTTGACGGTAAACCACCTGTTGTCCCTTGATTATATCCTTGGTATGATACAGGATCAATTAAGAATTTAGTTGAGAAGGTTAAGAATGTTCTTCTATCAAACATAGAAGGATTACCCATCTTTAATACAACATTATACTCTAAGAAATTAGTTAATATTCCTTGGAAAGTTGATTTTTGTTTTTCAATTACCGAATTAATCATCCCCTCAGAATTAAGAGTTGACGGTTTTTCAACAACCAATAATTCTCTCATTAACAATTGGAAGTTCTTATATGATCTTTCAGATTCTGTTTCAACATCTTTATCACTTGGAACTAATGTATTATAATCGTAAATTGATCTACTAAAATTCAAGAACTCTTGTTCAAAGTAATCTAATACTTCCGTATCAAATGTTGTGAACATTTCAGATATCTTATTGTATTTTGTGTTATCCCCATTTAATGAAAAGTTCTGTTGTATTTTCTTATCTGACAATATTTCTTTTAAGTATGAATCAGGATTTGGTTTTGAAATTTTTGTATTATCAAAATACCCGTAATTAGGTGCTCCCCAAAATAATCTAACCGATCCGTTAAACACCGCAGGGTTACTTGAAACCTCAACTTTTAATTTGTTATTCTTAAAACACTCATCTCTTGTTTGATTTTTTGTATAACCAAAAGACGGCATTACAAAATATTTATCACCTTCAGTTGTTTTAACAATTGTTGACCAAGGGGTTATTTTTAACGACCTATCATTATCGTTAGGATCAAAACCACTTATTTCAATAATCTTACCCAATGAATTTGTGGTCATCACTAACTTACCATCATTAATTAACCCTTGTATTTCAGTTTGTGAATACCCACCTGTTGCCGAGTTGGTAACATAAAACACATTACTTAGGGAATCTTGTGATATATCAACAATATATTGTCCAATACCTCCTGTATTACCGGTAACTTGTGACACTATTGTTGTTCCAACTTCAATGTTTGGTCCCGCTAATACTAAACCAGGTGCCAAATTATTATCGTTAATAGTTAAAACATCCATTGTTGTACCTGTAATAGTACAAGTACCATTTAATTGTGTGACACCTGAAAATAGTTGTAATCCTTGTAGAAATACATTCATATCATCATACAACTTAGGGTAGAACCCTGTGTTCATTGTTGTTGAATTATATGTGACCAAATTTGGTGTTGCAGTTACCGTGTCTTCCAAGACAATATTATTTTGGAATCCTTCAATGTTTAAACTATATACCTTTGTAGACGCTGAAGTAACAGGATCATAATTACCTAAATAATTAAAATCAGTCCAAACCTCATCCAACATATCAATACCTTTTTCATTCCAAGTTTTGTATCTATGCCAAATTGATCCGTATTTAACAATCCAAGCGTATGGTAATTTATGTACCGCCCCGAATTTCTTAATTGTTGATAGTATATAACTTAAATCATTAGGTTCATTGTATGACCTATATTTTTCTCTAAGACTCGCTAATGGTAAACTATTCAAGAATAGATATGCCGCCTGTTTATACGATGCTAAATCATCAGATTTATATCTAAAATTATATACACCACTTTGTATTGCGTTTATAAAATAAGGAGTATTCAATATTGAGGTCGTTTGAGTATC